CTTTACAATATCTCCAGGTTTGATAGTATAAAGATATTTCCATACATAACCATCACCACTTGTACCTGCTTCTCTAGGTTCTAAATCTGTAAAAGTGGGTTCATCGAGAGATGCTCTACCACTTGGATTTTCAGGACTTGTTCCATTTTGTAAGCAAATGTAAACTCTGTAGTCAGAGTTCATTATATAATAATTTGCTTCGTATAAATTAACCGAATTTGATGGTTTTGAAGGACTTTCTGCTTTTACATCATGTCGGTACATGTCATAAGTTGTACCAGATCTCCAAGTAGTTTTTTTAATTACTTGCTTCACATCATCAGCATCAATTTTCTTGAGAGCAATCATGGTGTCCCAATAATTGTTCTCTTCATCAAAACTGTCCCTTGGATCAGGGGGACTGCTATCCCAACTTGCATCAACATCAGTAGGATTAGGAAGTCCTACAAACGAATAGAAAGAGTTGCTAGTGGATGCAACACTAGCAATAAAATCTTTTGCGTTTAATATACGAAGTTGATCAGTTATAATCGCAGCCATTTTTGCGTAGTTTTTTACTTATTTATCAGTTATGTTGTAGAGTATCCTACAAGTTTGAGAGGTTCAACCCTATTTACAACACCACCAGTTGTAATACCAGAAGTGCCGTTTAAAAGGTATGCATCAAATGCAGAGGCATTTGTTCTATCTCCAAGTGTTATCTTACCCCATGAGAACTCACCGTAGAACTCAGTAAGTCCGATACCAGTTATATCACCAAGATCTTCAACACTTACAGTTACTTTCTTGACATATGTAATACCAACACCTGCTACTGCAGTTGTAGCAACAGAAACTGCTGCTACTTCATAAACAGAATCAAGGAATTGAGTTGTAACACCTAATGTTTCGCCAGTTTGATAGAGAGATGTAACGCCACTTCCAACATTACTATTTTTAACAGTAAAGTAATCGCCGACAGATATGTCACTTATAGTTACTGCAGTACCAACAATCTTTGTATCACGTAAGAATGAATTAATAGGGATGAAGAATTCCATATCAAATCCAGTAGCAGCAACTCCAACGGAGGTAGATGTTAATCCAACAATTTCACCAAAATCACCTTCATAAAGAGACGTTCTATTTGTTTCCTTTGTAGCGGTTGGCGCTTCAATTAGGACTTGGGGGACAGAAGTTCTCGTATATCCGATTCCTGGTGTAGAAACCGTAATTGAAGATACGGTGTCTCCAGTTAGAGTTGCAGTAGCTGTTGCTCTTGCGGTTGTTCCGAGTCCCACTGGGGTTTCAATAGTTACAGACGGTGCAGAAGTATATCCTGTTCCGCCGTAACCAATTGTGATTGATTCGACAGTATTTCCTATAGAAACAACTGCAGTTGCGGCAGCAGATACGAGATTGTTTTGTGATACAATTCTTATGGTTTGCTGATTCTTAGTAGTTTGATTTTCATCATCAGGGTTAAAGAATGGAATTACACTCTCAACAAAAATTTGAGTAGATCCTACACCAACAGATTGAATAAGATTTGTTTTTGGATTAACTAAAGCAGAATTCAATTCTCTTGCTTTACTTACAATTTTACCATTTACAACTTTATCAACAGTTTGCTTACACCAAGTCACTGTGCGTGCGTGATCTGGGTTGGAATCAATTCCTCTTCCGTAATATGGATTTGTTTCAACAGTATCGGTAGAAATAATCTCAGTTGTTAATCTTGATTCTTGATCAATAGAGTTAGGAACTAAAGATTCATCACCTCTGACACTTAATTCATCGCCATCCTTTACAGTTGGAAGAACATTGTTAAAAGTAACATCAACATCACCTGTTCCCTTATAGAAGAGAATCTTACAAGTATCGCCATTATATGAACCATCACTAGAACTTCCTTTGGGTGCTTCCGCAAAGTTAATTACACTACCACCGTTAAATTCATATGCTTCTCCAGGTACTTGTAGAATATCATTAATAAAAATGAGAAGTGTAGATTTAACGTCAACATTAGATCCTACTGCTGCTCTTACAGTAACTGGAGATCCATTTCTCTTAATTGTGAATTTTCTCTTAACTCCATCAAATTCATTATTAATGTTATCAAGACGCTCTAATTCGCCGAAATGCCATGCTGAGAATTTATCAGAATCGACTTTATCTACAGTAAGTTGAAATTCCTTAAATGTATGACTTACATCGGTGGGAATACCAGTAGAACCTCCAGTTGCAACAGTCAAAATTTGATTTTGAGCGTAACTATATCCAAAATTTCTGATTTCAAAATCAATTACACTCGAACCCTGTCCAACAACAATATCAACAGTTGCCTGTGTTCCAACTCCTGCTGGAGAATCTTCTGAATAAACTAAGGGAATATTAGAATATGAAAGTGGGGCATCAAATACAACTACAGGTTCTGATCCAATCAGATATCCAGATCCTGGATTTGTGATAGCAACACTAACGATATGTCCATTACTTACCGCAGCAGTTCCGATAAATTCAATTCCAGTTCTACCTGTGGAAGAAGTATAAACACCAACATTAACTGTTTGAATACCAGAGCGATAACCAGAACCAGTATTACCAATACTAATTGATGTAATGGTTCCAGCAACTGATACAACAGCGGTTCCACCAGCAGAAACAAGTGGTTGATAACCTAATCCACTTGTAGATCCAACCGAAACAATATATCCACCAACGGGAATGTTTGCATTATTAGGATCATATGCAACAGAGGTAGCAGTACCTGTAAATGTTATACTACTAATTCCTGATGCTTCACTCAATGTGTAATCTTGATCAATGGATAACTGCCCAGTAGGCCCTTGGAATACGCCATTTACAAGAACAACAGCATTATTGGTTGAGAATCCGGTTACATTTTCATTCTGAGATTTCAAGGTAAATGTTTTAGTAGTTGCATCAAATTGATCTGCAACACTATCAAATACATAATTTGAGTGATAAGCAGCATTCGCACTTCCAGTATTTTCAGATCTTAGGAATGTTCTTCCTTGGAACCTTGAGAAAGTGGTTATTCCAGTGAAATCTCTTTCGTCTGGTGGATTCGTAGTTGAACTTAAAGGAGTGGGCCCATGAGGTGCTGTATAAAAATTGATAGTATTATTGACAATGTTATACGCTCCATCAACTTTAGTAACAGCAACACCAACTGGGTGAGTTGCAATACCTGTTCCCATCCATCCACGATCAACTAGAAGTCCGTTAGTTGTACCAAAACCAACAGTATTGATTTTCATAATTTCTGATTCAACTTGTATCAAATCAGATGCAAAGAACGATGTTACTCCAATAGTTTTAATAACAGCATCGCCAATTGTAATTTCTCTATCTACAGTAGTTGTTACTGCGGTTGAAACAATCGGATTTTGAATAAAGTTATCGAGGGCAATAACACATTTTGTGTTCTGCTTACTTGATGTTAAAGTGTGGAAAGTTCCTATCCCGACACCAGTTATTCCGATAGCAACAGGTGTTACTGCGTTGGCATTCTGCGCAGACGATGCAAACCTAATTGAAGTATCACTATCTTTAATTACATAAACTGAGGTAGTGGTTGGAAGGATATTAGTATTGCCAATTCCAGCAAATGATGTTGTTTCAATACCAATACGAACATTAGTTGATACCCCAACTGAGTAAGTTACCGGTTCTCCTGTTGTAAAGAAGTGATCTGGAATTCTAATTGTATTGTTTGTTGTATCTACAATATCAGTATTGCTTCCATCAAAGTTTCTCTGGAAAATTGGAAGTCCATTATGAGTTAATTCAAACGCTCTCTTAACATCTACAAAAGTTCCCTCATAGAAACCATAACCCGCAGTCACTGATGCATTATTTAAATCAATTTCATGATTCAAAGTGTCATCAATTTCTACAAGTTGAATAGATTGCTGGAATACCCTTATTTCAACATCCACATTAGCAGGAGGTGTGTATCTTAGTTGCGTTGTAGATGAATCTGCATAAGAGTCAAATGTTCCAATATCACTTCCTGTTGACAATTTAGCATATTCAGTAATGTATGATTCATTACTATCATTCAAAACGATCAACTCAGTAAGTTGATATTCATTATTTGTAGTGTCTTCTACACTAACAAAATAATACGCAGCGGAATAGTCATTTTCACCACCACAAGTATATTCTGCAATTGTGGTGATACCTGGAGTGGCAGATGAAGAAATCGTTGTATAGAAAGATTGCAATTCTGCAATATTCTCACCAAAACCACCAATGACAGTTGTCCCTACTCCAACAGATTCTGTGCTTGACATTGAGACTCTAACAGTATTTGCTGTAAGAGCGAATCCAGGATTTGGAGTGAAATCTACATTTATGGTTCCAGAGGACATTTCAGCAGAATATGTACCAAATCCAAGAACAGTTGATCCAATATCAGTTGAAAGATCTCCATATTCTAAGAGTTCAACATTTGTACCATTATGAACAATATTAAGTTCATTAAAACCAAAAACTCCAGTATTAGAATTGAATTCTACTAAGACTTTAGATGATCTATATGTGGATGCAATTCCTACAATAGTAGTTTTTGTTGAAGCAGGAATTTCTACCTGAGTGGATTCAATGTCACAAATCTCACCCAAAGCAAACGTTCCAATTCCAGATACACCATTATCAAGATCGAAACTGCAGTATGAAATATTATAGTTATTATTTTGATACTTAGTTGGGTAGAATAATAGTTGTCCTTCCGTACCTTCGATTCTAAAATCAAATGAACCTAAATCTATTGAATTTTCGACTCTTCCATAATTAAGAACCTCTGCATTTACGCCATCTTGAATTAAAGTTACTATAGAAGTTTGTCTTTCGGCGTATGTTTTATCTTTTACAAAAGTAAGAATCTTTTTAGATCTCTGATCAACTGAGAACTTCTTGACAATACTGAATCTTGTAGGACGTTCTACGTCGCTAAATTGTGTGCTAAAATCATCAATTGTTAAAACTCTATTTCCGACAGATTCAAAATAATCGGTAAGAACTCTACTTTCCAAGAAAATTCTATCAGAGTAAACCTTTCCTGAAGCAGTTTTAGAATTTTCAGTTATTAAATCAAAAGCAGGATAACAATTAAGACTTATACCGCCACCAAATTCACCTCTTATATCTCCTCCTCCATATACGGGGACTGGTAGAATATCAACTGTCAAAGAAACGCTGGAAGACTCGTCTGTGAAGACTCCATGATTGGGGTTTTGATCAACAGATTCAATGATTAGATCACTAAATTTAAGGAATCCGGCAGTATGATTGAGTGAACTTACTGCGTCATCCCAATCTTGCAGGGGAATTTTAGACTTAATTGCATAAGAAAAGTTTTGATAGTAGAAGTTATCAGGAATTCTTTGTTGATTGTTATTAAAGAATCCAGTAGTTTTACTCCACCCCTTTTCAACAATGGATGATGATCCAGTTTTAATTTCAGAATTATATTCAAGTTTTGACTTAACAGTTCCTTGAGTTCCAGAAGATTGTCCAGTTACAAGATCTCCAATTTTAAAATCTTTAGAGGTTGAGACTTTAAGAAGTTCGATTTTATTATTCCAGCTATTTACTTTACCCTTTCCACCATCAGAGACAACATTTTCTCCTAGTAAGAAATCATTCTTTTTAAGTTCAATGTTAAATTGTGGGAAAGCATTCTGATTAATTATTCTTCCTGCGGAATTGGTTGAGTCATAATTTCCGGCATATAGATTATCTTCAATAATTCCTGAAAAACTAAAGGTAACTATGCCAACACTACCACCGAGAGGAATATTTACATCTGTCAGTGTGAACAATTGATAATCATAATCCACTGAATTATAACCAGATCCAGTTGATCCAACACCAACGCTTACATTTTCAATAAGAACTTTATCGCCAACAGCGAATGGAGATTGATCACTAAATCCTGTGTCAAATCCAAC